CAAAAGGCCTACTAGAGATCATATATTATCGCCACAATTTGTTGCAAGAATGATATACGATCAACCTGAGATTTGGTTATCAGAATATGAAAAATTCAAACAGTTATTTTTTATATGTTGCCAAACAATACAGATCACTAGGACAGAAAACGACATACTAAAGAACTTTACTTCAAATAATAATAACAATTTTGTTATTCTTGTTCCTACTTTACGAAAATATGAAGAGGCTGGTATTAGACTCTATGACCAGACACAAACTAGATTCGTACAGAATAATATATTTGAAGAGTTAGTTCCCGAAGAGTTGACCGACTATGAAAAACAGTATCTAGTATGAAAATAGAAGTTTATGATAACTTCCTACCAACTGAGGTGTTTATGCCCATTAAGGATTATATCTTTAGTGGGCAAATGCCATGGTATTATATGCCTAACTCAGTAAGCGATGATGATAATTGCCCACAATTTTCACATTGTTTGTATAATGATCTCATGCCAATATCTGATGTTTATAACTTAGTCAAACCAATATTTGCTACACTTAACCCAATAGGATTATACAGGGTAAAGTTTAATGCAACAGCAAGAACTGAAGTCATACAAGAGAAACCTCTACATTATGATGTTACTGGACAAGATATAAATGATGTTCCAAATCATAATATATGCGTCTTGTATATGAATGATAATAACGGATATACATATTTTGAGGACGGGCAACAAGTAGATTCAAAAGAGAATAGAGCAGTTCTATTCCCTAGTAATTTTGCTCATGCTGGTACATCTTGCACAGATTCTGATTTAAGAGTGGTGCTGAACATAGATTATAGTAAGTGGTAGAATGGATTTATTTCCTGTATTATTAGAAGAGTATGATCTCACAGGAGCGCCTGGCGTTGATGAGTTCAGAAACCATATAATGAAGGGTATAGAAGATAATATGCACAGAGGACACTCTCTAGCGGTCAATGGCGTGAGTTCACATGGTGGTTTCGACCCACTGGGCGCCCCTGCATCACAAGATATACTCAAAGCATTTCAAGAGTGTTTAAATCATTATGCTGACAAAATGGGCAACTGGCCATGCGTGATTAGTGGTGGTTGGTATAATGTTTTGCCAAAGGGTGGATTTACAGAGAGACACAGGCATGAGTCAAGTGTTGTGAGTGGTGCATATTATATAAAATTACCAGAGGGAGATTGTGGAAACTTTTATGTTGTATCGCCGTTACAACAGTATATGATGTGTCAACACTTTATCAAGGACAGCATATATGGTGACTACTTTTATGATGTGCCCATAAAAGAGAATCACCTGTATCTATTTCCGTCATGGTTAGAACATGGAAGTAGAGTTAATAAAACTGATGGCGATAGGATTACAGTTAGTTTTAATACGTCAGGTGTGGCAAAAGAAATGTTGCCTCCAGAGTTTGTAAAACAAGTGTGGGGTGGTTAATGGAAGTCGTACACATACTACCAACAGCAGTGGCGATAATACCTTATCCCTTTCATAACGATATTAAGGATATTATATTATCAGAGGTAAAAGAACAAGAAGAAAATGCTATAAAATTTACTGCAAATGAAGAATTAAAACATATTCAACATTACTCAGTATTGGCAAATGATGAGAGATACGGCAAGTTTAGAAATTGGTGTGAATTACAGGCAGAAACCTATGCTAAAGAAGTTCAAGGACAGTATATACCTGAGACAGTACAAGTTACAGATAGTTGGTTTAATGTTTCTAATACAGGAGGATTCCAGCACCAACATCATCATTCTAATTCTCTCATATCTGGCGTGTATTATGTCAATTTTGATGCAGAAAAAGGACACTGCCCAACTGCATTTACAAAAGATGGACATTATATGCCTTCCAACCCTGTCATACATCTATTAAAAGAAAAACATACAGAATTTAATCAAACTGAAGTAGTTTATGCTAAGGAAGGCGAACTGATACTATTCCCCTCTCATACAACACATGGTTATGAAGAGAATAAAGGCGACAACAGAGTAACTATCTCTATGAATATTATGCCAACAGTTGTAACCAATGGCGATTATGGTTGGAGAGTCACTCAACTGACGCCAAAAGAGAGATATGACGCCTTTATAATTTCTAAAGAATTTGATGCTTGACACTGGCATGATATGGTTGTATATTAGATACATGGGAAACAAATCCATCTGACAGCACCGATACTTTGTAACGGCTGCAGTAACTGGATTTTGTTTCTCGCACCCTATATTTTAAGGTTATGGCACTTTGGACAGCAAAAGTTATTCAGAATAATAGATTATTCTCTACAGAGTTTGAGAGTATATCTCCATTTGGTTCTGACGCCCTTACAGAGGCGAAAGGAAGATTTGGAACTGATGACATTCAGTTGTTCAAAAAGTCAAAAAGCAACAGAGGTAGAAATTAGTGTGACAGTTAAGGTGGTGTCACACAGTAGGTTGCCTAAACTACAAAATATAGTATGATAAAAATGTGGAGAGAGGGTTTGTGTTTGTTCCTCTGCTCCACATCTTTATTTCAAACACAATTATTAAAACACAATGTCAAATTTAGTATTTCATCAAGCAACTCAAAAAGTCAACGTACTTAAGTGGACAGAAAAATTATGTCGTTGCCTTGAACAACAGTATAGAGATTATTCTTTACGCACTATAGTTAATAATCAGAACATGGCAGATAAACCTGACCCATTTCTACAGGAAAAGGTTACTCAGATTGAATCGGGAGAAGATGATAGAATTAGTTTTTTCATAGAAAAAGGTAGAAAATATTATAAAGTTTGCCTACGCTGGAAACAAGTCAATCGTCAGTTTAAAGATGACATAAGTGTTCATTGCTTTGTTGATAAATTGACAGGCGAAGTATATAAACCAGCAGGGTGGAAACAACCCGCTAAACACGTTAGATTTAATATGAGTAATGATGCTGACAGAGCGAGACTCTACAACGTGTGTGATTGGGCGGGCGGTTATCTCTACCTTAGATGACACATAACATACTAAATAACTAAAAAGAATAAATCATGGTTTACGACTCACTTACTTCCGATACGGAATCACTAACTAAAGTTAAGTTGCAACAAGTTGATAGATTGAAGAAACAACTACAAGCAGCGATGAAAACTATAGGTAATCTTGACGAGAGATTGACTTCACTAGAGTCAATGGTTCATGCTGCTCTACTCAAACAGCAAGATGACATTGCTGGACTTGTTCTTGAGATCAATGCCATTAAAGGTAAGAATGAAATGGATAAGGCATCATCAAAATTTGATATGGACGCTATGCCATCTGAATTTCGTGGTGTAGGTGCTCCGCCTCCAGTTGGGTAGTTGCCAAACCACAAACAATATGTAATACTAAATTTGAACACACAATTTTTTTTATGGAAGATGAAATGATTGATCTCTATGAGATCGCTGATAGTAATGATGATTGGATTCATTCAATAGAGGGAGTCGAGGAAGTATTCGACCCAGAGACACAGAAATTACTAGCACAGTTCTAAAACTGTCACAATGCCCCTTGAATCAAGGGGCATTTTTATTAGAATATGATTATTGACACAAACACTATGGAATTGAGAGATCATCAAAAAGACATTATTCAGTTGATGACAACAAAATCAAAAGGCAAAGTTCTTGTACCTACAGGCGGTGGTAAGACTCTATGTATGATACAAGATGCTAAGTGGCGATTCAGTATGCCTGTGCCACAGACCATAGTTGTTGTTGCTCCTAGAATACTATTGGCAAATCAATTATGTTCAGAGTTTCTTGAGCATATTGACAATGTATCGGTGTGCCATGTTCATAGTGGAGACACACACCATTTCAAGACCACTAAACCAAAGCAGATTCAAGAGTGGTATCACAAAACTGTCAAGAATATATTGATCTTTACAACATATCATTCTCTACACAGAATACAAGAGGCGATTGATGTAGAGGTAGATACAATATATTTTGACGAGGCACACAATTCAGTACAAAAGAATTTCTTGCCTGCTGTTGACTATTTCTCACAGTATGCTAGTCGTAAGTATTTCTTTACTGCTACACCTAAAGAGAACAGAAATGCTTTGCTTGGTATGAACAACACCAAAATATTTGGTAACGTGATTGCTCAAGTGCCTGCTCCAGAGTTGATTGCTAAAGGTTATATTATACCGCCTAAAGTCAAGGCAGTAAAATATCCTATTGGTCACTATGATAGTCAGGAAGAAATTGATAAAGAAGTTATCCTTGATGCTCTCAAGAATGAGGAGCACATGGACAAAGTATTGGTAACTGCTAAGTCAACTACCAATATTGTCAGACTTATCAATGGTACAAACTTTCAATCATTATGCCATGATATGAAATACAATGTGTTACATATCACATCAAAGTTTGGTGCTATCATCAATGGCAAGAAAGTGTCAAGAGAGACATTTTTCAACTTAATGAACAAGTGGGGCGCTGACCCTAAGAAAAAGTTTGTTATGTTTCATCACTCTATATTATCAGAGGGTATGAATGTATCAGGACTCACTGCTGCTATATTAATGAGAAATCTTGATCTTATCACAATGGCACAGACTATTGGTAGAGTCATACGCCTTGACAAAAGTGATGCTGCCAAACTACAGAAAGGGGAACTAAAACCACAGGGCAGTGGTTTCAAGAAACCATTTGGCAAAATGTTTGTACCTGTATATAACAATGTAGGTATCAGTACAGAGAAACGATTACAGGGAGTTGTTGATACAATTTTCACAAAAGGAGAGGCACAAGTCTCTATTACAAATGTAAAACACTAGATAGTAAAAGGACAACAACATGACAGACAAAGAGAGAGAAATCAGGCGTCAACTAAACTTGGCGAAAATGGAAGATCACTATTCTAAAAGAATAGAAAAACTAATTGATGAACTCAAACTGGAAGATGCCGAAGCATTAGTTCAAGAAATGACCTTTGAAGGCGAGGAGGGAGAGGATTGTGACCTACTTCTTGATGATTTAACTGATTGGTTAGATCAACCATTTCCAGGCACAGACTTACGTTTTTATGATAAAGATGAGTAAGGAAGATAGACAAACTAAAAAAGAGTTGATGAACATAGTTTATCCTAATCACTTAAAGTATCTAAAAAAACTAAAGGCAGCATTGAAACGTGACCCACATGGCATAAAACCTAAGAGAAAAACTAGGAAGAATTATAAAAAGAAATGAACAATTTTGAAACCATAATGTTATTTGGCATTGGTATCAATAAGTTTAAAGTTACCAACTGGACAGAGAAGAAACCTAAGTTATTAGAGTTAATAAATCTTAGTGAGAATGATGTTGCCGAGTGTCAATCAGACTATTTTAAATACCAAGCACGCCCGCCTTACTTACAACAATTTGGAAACATATTACAAGATGATCTTGATAACTTGGTAAATACTTTCACAGAGTTATTATATGAAAGGTATCAGGGAGAAATCCCACTTAAAAATTTAGAAACTTGGCAGTTATGGTCACAGAGATATACACTAGGTCATTATCATGGTTCACATAATCATGGTATGATGAATATATCATGTGTGTTATATGTTGACTTTGATGTGAATGAACATAAACCTACAAAGTTTTACTCGCCATTTATGAATCCTTATTATGGAACTATTGATGTAGCAGTGCCTTCAGTTGAAGAAGGCAGTATTCTTGCTTTTCCATCAACAATGTTACATGAATGCCCGCCAAGTCAATCTAAAATACCTCGAACAATAATGAGTTTTAATATACCTATGAGGTAATAATGTATAAGATTAACGTAACACTCACAGATAGGCAATATAATCTGTTAAGTGAAGCACTATTTTATTATTCAGAAGAAAAAGATAGTGTCGCCAATTCTATCGAAGAATTAGAGGATTTAATTGATGCCTCTACAACTAAGATAAAGAGAGACAGAAAGTATTTGAATCCAGAATGTGACATTTGACAAACTGGCACACAAAGGGTTGTATTGTTGCCATGATGTACTATTATATAAATGTCAGGGATATGCGGTTCTGCTGCCCCAAAACTGAGTTAGTACTCACACCTTTAAGGTCAAAGTTGAGTGAAGCACCTCTTGACCAGTTAGTAAGGACACAGGTGTAAGCGATTCCCAGCAGGTAAATTTGGGCGCCTGAGTGAAACTCAGATAAGTTCGCCCCGCTCCCTGACACTCTCTTGGGTGTATGAGAGTTAATTCTAGATCAACATACTTAATGGTAGTTCAAACAGTTGCGTACTCAACTACCGCCCAACCACTTTACAAACTGGCACATAGATGGTTGAAAACCTAGTGCCATGTGTTATAATGGTAGTATGAAGAACAAACACTTGGAACACATTGAAGATCATGTGCTTACTGGTAAGCAGGGAGCACTTGATGCTATCAGGTTTTTAGATACTAAACAGAGTCAGGTATCCGTCAAATATGATGGCGCCCCCGCCATAGTATATGGAACTAACCCAGAAAATGGCAAATTCTTTGTAGGAACTAAATCAGTATTCAATAAGAGAAAAATCAAGATAAACTATACTCATACTGATATTGAATCTAATCATGGACATACACCTAGAGTCGCTTCGATTCTACATATATGTCTTGACAGATTGCCACATAATGATGGCATTTATCAGGGCGACTTTATTGGTTATGGTGGTTCAGATACCCATACACCAAACACAATTACATATAAATTTGATGATGTAATTGACGATATTATTATTGCCACTCATACACAATATATTGGTGCTACCATACAAGAGTTAGATGCTAAGTTTCACTACAGAGAGTCTAAAAGTTATGGTGTACACTTTATTGATACAGGTGCAACAATATCTAAAAGACATTTCAGATTGAACTTACTTATCACACTTGCTAAAACTGTAATACCATTTGTCAAGTTTCCAGAGAGTGATGACATATCACAGTTGAAAGTAAGTATCAACAGTTATATACGCTCTGGTCAATCACTTGATGCAGATAAACTGGCGAGTGATACAGGATACTCTAAAAACTTATTTCACTTATATAATATGATAATTGAGATA